GGATGGAGCAGATGTCACATAGCGGGGGTCGGATGCGAATTCGACGATCCCGCGGTCCACCCTACGATAAGGGAGGATAGCTGACTGCTCCCTCTCAAGCATGAATTGAGAAAATAGGTTTCCCTGTATTCTCTCTTCAAATGTTAGACCCTCTGGATTCCAACCCAGGCCCCCAATGAGATCGGGGACAGGGCCTAACAGCTCGGCAACTTTACGTTGACGAGGGCTTAAGAGGTTTAAACCTCTCTGGCCGGTCCTCCGTAGAAAATCTACGAAGTTAAGGTCAGTGATCTCTCGCCATTTGAATTGCGGAATTACATCCTTCGCAAAGATGATTTTTCCTGCAAATTCAGCCACTTTGTTCGATATCAAGGATTTCTCCTTAGAAATCTTACAACCGAGCAATTGTAGTTCCCGCAGATACAATTCTGCGAGACGGTCATCGGCGATGACAACGTCATCACCGAGAATGGCGAACGGTAACTCAGGCTCTATGCCGAGATCCCGACAAATGTCCATTAATAGGACATTGTGAGAAATCCCGAAAGCAAAGAAGGATGGTCCCAGCCCAAGGGGCTGACCACGTGTGAACGTGTGGACTTCCACTTTGCCTGACTCCTTGGAGAACCAAGGGGCCTTCGACACCTCTTCGAAAATCCCGACAAGGGATTGATAAAGTTGCGCCGATTGGGGATTGGTAACACGGATCCGGTTCCTTAGAACCGAAAAGGTGTACGCACGGGGAAAGAGATTAGTGGCATCGGAAAGGTCGACAGAATAAACTGTCTTCCCCTCCTGGAGCCATCTCTTAACCCGTTCTACTCCAGCGTTCTGATCAAAGGTATGATCAGTAGGGAGCTGTGAAATTACTTCACCTAGAGCTGCCTTTAGTGGCTCTAGCACCGCTTGGATAACCCGATTGGGGTTAGCAACGGCTCGTAGTTTCATGCCCGGCTCTTGTATGTAGGAAATTTTGCCTACACACAAGCTTATCGTCGGATCCGAGTATTTAATCTCGGCTACGCCCTCTCTCTTCATGTCGTTGAATACTCTCATGGGTATCACTTGGTTGAACACCGAGGAATACTTCCTTGAGATATTAACGATTGGGCGGCTTGCCAAAGCTGCCACAAAAGAGATAAAGGTGTCAGTCTCCGGATAGGATTTCCCATCTGGACCTGGTTGAAAACTGCCACTCGAAAGTGGATGATTTACCCAGGGCGAGAGACTCTTCAGGTTGTGCAAGGTAGCTACCTTGTACGTTCTCTGAGGTTCTCGAGACAGACCTGTTGAGTCCTCCGATTCCATTGAATCGTAGAACTTCCGGCGCTGAGTCTCAGTAACCTGCTCTGCAACGAAAGATGAGTAGATCATAAGCGAGTTTATCGCTATGAATCGACCTCTCTCACTGGAGGAGGCTAACCTGAATAACTCAGAT